TCCCAGTACCACTTGCCACTGGTCAACGCGAAAGTACACCCTGTCCCACCGTTGCCGCCAGGAGCCGTTAGCACCGTGTTTCCGGTCGTCAGCGTGACGTTTGATGCTATTGAGGCATCCAACGGATTAAGGGTGCAATAGTTGCCAATCCCATTCTCCGCATCGTCAGCAGGACGATCAGAAGCGGAGTTGGCGGGTGACATGCTGGTTGGCTTGAAGGCGTTATTACTTCGTGGTTCAAACGAAACAGCCAGCAAGGTAATTCGGGTATTTCCACTACCAGACGGCGTTGCCGTAATGGCTAAGTTCTCGGAACTTGCTTTGAATGTGGAACCGCCCGAATGTGTTGAAGGGCTGTCCATTGTGGCATCATAATTTTCTGTTACCCCGGTCCAAGTCCAAGTTGAAGGACTACCCCCCGCGCCTATTGCTACGGCTATAACGGTTCCATTATCAGGGACAGAAAGCGTTACACTTGCTGCGGAACCACTTGTGTTTGTGTCGCCTTGAACATCGTAAGCAGCATTGCCGGTTGATAGCGTTCTATAGACACCAATACCGCAACGGTTTTGTGTTCCCGACCACGTAACGACAACATTAGCAGTGGTACCAGTTGGAACATGCGCGTTCCAGATTTCAACGGTATCGTAGGGCGTTCCTGTGACCTGCCGGCGTCCGATAAAAACAGCCGATTTACCAGCAACGGTTAAACTAGAAACGGTGGCTTGGCCGCTATCACCGGCAACTGCAACGACAACCCAACGGTCATCGTCGGCGGTTCCTATTGATTGGCTTGAAAATGTGAACGTATTTGTATCGGTAGGATCAACGGCGGAAGCCGTGTAAGTTTGTGATGTTGTAGCCGGCGATTGTGACGAGTCCTTTCCAAGGTTTGAACTATCGGAAAAGTCCAACCAAAAACCGTTGGTGCCAAATGTCAAGCCGGATGGGTCAATCGGCACCCAGTTGCCGTTGGTGTCGAACTCGCCGAAGTCAGTGGCGTCGGTCGCCGCGACACCATCAAGGAAGATCACCTCGGAAACGTAACCGCCGAACGTCCGCGACACGTTGGCCACATCGGAAAACAGGTCGTGATCGACCGCCGTCGCGATATGAAGGCTGTCGTAGTTCTGCGACGGGTAGTTTTCAGTATCAAACGCCGTAATTCGTTCGCCGTTGAGGTACATGCGAATGCGATCACCCGAGGTCGCGTTCGGCGTATCCCAGACGACGACGAGATGATACCAAGCTGTTGTGTCGCGCAAAACTTGGGTAGTTATCAATGTCGCGTCTGATACGGAACCTGTGTTGTTCTCGAAGTTCAGAAGAATCTTATTGCTGTTGATGTTGATCGAGCCTTTGCCGCCGCCGCCACTTGCCGCCGAAAGCAGGAAGTTGTGGGTGTCGAACTGGGTACGCTTGAACCAGACGGAAAAGGTGAACTGGCGAGTGCTGTCGAACGGGCCGAAAACATGGTTAAAGTAATCCGCGCTGCCATCCAGCCAGATCGCGCCTGCGGGAGTATATCCTGCCCCACCCAGTCCTGCTGCTGCTCCTGCTAATAAGTTATTTGCAAATACCATTATTTTTCCTTATTTAATATCTAATGTTGCAATGGCTTGTACTGCTAGTGAAGTATAGACAATATAGTCTAATCTATCAACTGCAGATACACCAGTTGAAAGTGTAGGAGCAGTACCACCAGCAAATTTCCAATTAGCTCCGTATGCCAAAGTTCTACCACCAGTTCCATCTTGAACAATAATAATACTACCAGTTTGTCCTGCAACACAGTTTGTTGGACTTTCTAAAGTTCTATTACCTGCAAGCTGAACAATAAAGTTTTGAGCCGTATTAAAATCTACTGCAATTGATGTTCCATCTGTAAGAGAAGCATATTGAGCAACGGCAGCGCCACTCATTGTAAGTCGTTTTGCTCCAGCTACAGTTCCAATTCCAATTGAGCTTACATCAACTTCTTGAGCCGATACAGTTCCTGTAATTGTTCCACCTGCAAGTGGAAGGTAATTAGCAATGCTAGTTGCAAGAGTTGCAGAAAGAGCTACGGCATAATCACTCACAGATGTAATACGAGTATTTGCAGTAGCAATACTAGTTGCCATTGTAGCTGATAACGCAACAGCATAGTCACTGACAGATGTAATTCTGGTATTTGCAGTAGCAATACTTGTTGCCATTGTAGCTGATAAAGCTACAGCATAGTCACTTACAGATGTAATACGAGTATTTGCGGTATCAATGCTAGTTGCTACCGTTGCAGATAGTGCAGTAATAACACTGTTAATTGAAGTAATTGCAGCCGCATTGGTGGATGTTAAAGCTGAAACATTAGCAACTACAATATTAATTGAAGTAATTGCTGCAAGATTTACAGATGTTAATGCAGATACAGTAGCAACTCTAGCTTCTAGGGCTGCACTTACTGAAGTATATGCAGCATTAATACTTGTAATAGCTGCAGAGTTAGTTGAAACTAAAGCAGATACATTAGCAACTACAGCATTAATACTTGTAATGGCGGCAGTATTAACAGAAGTTAGCGCAGATACATTAGCAACTACAGCATTAATACTTGTAATTGCATCTAGATTAGTTTGGGTTAATGCAGAAACTGCAGCAACTTCATTTACAGTTGCAGCAGATACACCAGCAATTAAAAGTTCATCCGTATCAATATTAGTAGCAGATACAATTCCAAATGATTGATTTGCATTTAAACTTAATGTACCGCTAACTGGAATACTTGTTGATGTAGCCCCATTAACTGTAATTGAAACTCCAGTACCTGCAGTAATAAATTTAACTGTACCACCTTCTGCAGATGGCACATTAACTAGCCCTGAACCATCTCCAACAAAAGCAGCCGCAGAAACAGTTCCTGAAAATTCTGCTGCAGTTCCACTAATCTTAGCTGTAAAGGAAGCTCCACCTACATTAATATCACCATTAAATGTGAGGCTCGTAGCTACAATACCAGTTGCGGATAGAATACCGTCTACGGTTAAAGGACCAACAATATGAGTAGAACCAGTAATACTTACATTAGCAGAAGCATTTAAATATTCAGTTGTAAATGTTGAGCCTTTAACTTCCGCTACAGAAATACTAGCAGGAACTGTAATATTAGTAATTTGTCCTACGCTATTGACTGTAATATTTGAAACCGGACCATAAGTACCTGAAGTTGCACCACTTGGATTTAATGCAATAGTTGGATTACCTTCAGTACCATCAGCATTGGTAATGGAAACACCAGTTCCACCAGTTAATGTTCTACCATAAACATTTGTACCACTAACTGCAACCATTCCTGTAACTGCAGTTAAGTCTGTAATATTATTAAGCGCAGAAACTGTAGCTGTTAATGTCTGCCCATTAATTTGAAATGTGCCGCTTACATTAACAGTAGATTGAGAAATTTTTAATTTTGAACTTTGACCTGATCCATCTTGAATAGCACGGGTTGAGCCATCTAATCCAAGATTATTATTTTCAATATGTAGCAAATCTTTATAAGTATTGGCAATTGTTCTTCCGTTTAGTGTTGACATTTTAACTCCTTATATACTTTGCCACTCTTGAGTTGTTGTATTCCAAATATTAGAACCATTTTGCCACTCTAGATTTCTATCAATATTTGGATCGGGTCTTGGATTTCTAACTACAATATTTTCCGTTAGGTTAGCTGTAAAATTTTGAGGATGATTAATTTTATCAAAGGCACCATCAAAGTCTGTTGGACAAACTAAATTTCGAGCAGTATCAAACTTTAAATCTTTTAAAGGATACCGCCATCCACAAATATCACAAAGTCCATATGCATTCTTATTACTTGCCATTATACTACACGCAATTTAGGTTTAACAAATAAACTTGTACGCTCACGATCTTCTAACTGTGCGGATAATAACAATTCTTCATAATTTCCTTTTAAAAACCCTAGTCGCTCGGCAGATACATTCGGACGTTTAATCCCCATATAATATGCTAATCCCATTGTTAAACATGGTAAAAATCTAGTTGGAATATCTACATTTTCAATTGCAGTTTGATTTACATCTTGAATTTTTCTAACTTGTTCAAACTTAATTGTATCTGTTGAATTTTCTGGAATTGGATAAAGGAATACAGTTGGATTATCCCTATTACGACGAACTGCATATTGCGATGGTCTACCAGTTTGAGACTTATTATTAATTTGTAAGTATTCATCCATTGAAATACGAAGCATACTTAAATCTCTGTTGTCACGAGTTACAACGGCACTTAATACATCAATTGTAGAATCTGATAAATTTAAAGATGTAACAGATGTTGTTACAGAAACAACAGTTGTATTGACAGTCCATAAATTAATATTACGGTTTTGCCAATCAGTTAAAATTAAATTAATTGATCGTTTAGCTGATTCTACCTCATGTCCTAGTGTAACTTCTCCACCTAAATATTCAGAAGCTTCCTGAATAATAGTATCTACATCTAAGTTAAAATTGTATGTTCCGCTTGTAGCCATTTATTACTCCTAAGATTTTGGATTCTTTTTACTTGCAGTTTTAGTTCTACTATATGACCTATTTTTAGATGCAGGTTTAACTTTAAGAATTTTACTCGTAGTTTTACCGCCTACGTGATGGACATCGTTATTATCACCTTTTTTAACTTTATTTAAACGTAACATTTTTTGTCTAGCTGCATTACGTCTAGCTCTATCTTTTTTTCTTTTGGCAGAGGAATCATATTTTCCTTCTCCATCCTTTCCATAATTACGAATATAATTAGCAGATGATGGCATATTACTTTTTTCCTCGAACTAGTTTTTGACCTTTAGGTGGAGATTTCTTTGATCCACTAGGACCAGCCCAAAAAAACTTATCAGCCCAATATGCAGGACTTGTCTTACCACGCGAAATATTTGCAGCATGACGAGCCTTAAATGATTTACGTGCTTCAGGAGAATAGTTATGCCCCATCTTCTGATCACCAAAACGAATGATTTTAATTCTTTCACCATCTTTTACAGCTACAATACCTTTCTTTGTAGGATGGCTTGGAGTTTTCTTAGGTTTGTTTAAACCAGATAAACCATATCGTTGTAGTTTCTTTTTATCACTTTCATTTAGAGCCATAACTAATCCTTTTTTTCTTAATTAATTTTTTAGTTTTCTTTTTCTTTGTATTTTTCATTGGTGCTTTGGAAATCTGCATTGAAATAGAAGAACGAGAAATTGCCATTATTTTCCTTGACCCCTGTATTTTTTATAGGAACGGCGTTGATCTTTATTTAAACTACTTTTTTTAATCATTGAATCATTTTTACCAATTGTAGTTTTCTTTTTAATTGGAATACGTTCAATTTTTAAACCAATTGTTGTTTTAGGTGCTTTTGCCATTTTTATTTACTTCTTTATTTTCTTTTTAATTGTTGCACTTAAATCTTTATAATGAAACACTTGTTTTGATGACTTGCTATGGGTAGCACCACTATGAATTTGACCATTCATCTTATGTGTTTTACCAGAATACTTAGTTCCATTTTTAAAATAATGCATTACATTAGCAGCCATTATTTTATCTTTCTATATTTTTTTACTTTTTTAGCAATACTAGTTGGTTGTTTTACAAATTGTTTACCTGCTTTAGTTCCTTCTCGTTTAGCTTTAGTTGTAGCTGCATACTCAGAAGCGGATAAAGACTTAATTGCTTTTTCAGGTAAATATCTTTCTCCAGTTTGTTTAGATGGCTTTCCTGATTTAGTACGCCATTTTTGTTTGGTCCAAGCTTTTAAACTTTGTTGTGATTTTTTTAAAGCCATTATAATTCTTCTGGATCATTTTTAATATAAATTATTTCAAAGTCAGAAGAGACAAAGTTATTAGACCCTGAACTATATGCTCGTGCCTCAATATCAGTTTTTTCTGAAAAAGCTACTGGTACTTGAAAAATAAAAGGT